TACATTTGTAACTAAAATGTTTGTAATAGCATTTTCAGAATTTGTAGAGGATACTCTTGGATCACTCTTTGTTCTAGCAATAAGTTTATTTTCGTATTGTAAAAATGTTTCTGGTTTAATGTCTTCTGTTCCTGCACCACCAACACTTGTTGCGTTGCAAATAATTGTTCTATCGAATACCCAGTCTTTTGTTGCTTGACCATACTGCGTTTGCTTTATGATTGGATAATAAATATCAGCCTTCATAGGGTACATGAAATCTGTTTCTGGACAGCATTCCATTATAAGACTCCTGGACGGATAATCGTTTCTATGTATTTATCAAGAATTTTATCAACAAGTATGTTTCCAGTACCGTCGATCATTCTCTTATCATATTCAATCTTAAACTGATCTGTACTGTAGTTCTTAATGTAGCGCTTGTAATAGTCTAGTTTTCCACATTTAATGTCTTCAATCAACATTTTTGTTGCATCTGTAATATCATTTGGAACTACCTTGTAGCCAGTTTCTAGTAAAAAGATGCAGTCTATTCCTTCTGGAAAGGCTACTGCTGGAACGATGGTTTGTACGTTTCCGCTATCCTCAGTATCAAAAAGACTTATAGAGTCTGATGGTGCAACTGGAATATTTGGATATTTTCTTTCAGCACGATTTAATGAATCAGTCGTCTCTAGTGGATCTTTTGTAATTGCAGATTTATCTTTTGTTATTAGGTATGTGTAAGACTTTAGCGCTGGTCCATTTACTGTATCGTTTAAGTCATAAACTAATTCTGCATTTTCGTATGCCTTTAAAATCTTATGTGTTTTTTTCCATAGGGGAACGTAGTCAGTTCCTTGACCAACAACCTCTAAGTAAGTTCTGTTATAATAAAATCCGCCAGTAATTGAGTCAATAATTGATCTTGCCAAACCTTCATATTCTGTATAGGCTGCGATATCTGTTGCAGTTCCAGAAGTTGCTAACGTAGTTGGATTTACATATGGTCTTTCAATATTTAGGTTATCTTCAACAACAATATCTCCACGTACCAAGTCTGCACCAGACGAGCCAGCATCTTCATAAATACTAACAGCATAGGACTTATCATATTTAACAAAGTCGCCAGTTAGAGAGTAGGTGATTTTAGAGTTTGCAGTAGAAGTTACAGACTCTTCTATCTCTGTTAAATCAGCAACATCTTCAATAACGATGATATAGTCTGTGCTTGCATCTGGAACAGTATATGTAACAGATAGTGGGTATGGTGGAAGTCTTAAAATGTTCATATTTATTTACCGTAGTATGAGGCTACTTCTTCAGGAGATGCTATTCGCACTAGCCTGTGAGTGAGCCACTTTTCCGATGCCTCCTTTGAGACGATGTTGTAACCTACCGTAATAGGCTTAAGGTTATCCATGTGTAGGTTTCTTTGTGAGTAGATTGCAACCTTTTCTTTTGGATCTTCTGGCTTTACTTCAATACCGTTTATTGTTGGTGGGAAAAATGATGCAATAACTTCTAATATTTCTAACTTAGTTTTTGACCCGTATAGATCAATGCCGTTCTTTTTAGCATAGGACTTTAGTTCCATAACTGTTTGCTTTGATAACTCTTCCATTGTTGGCTTCATAATTCTCCTATGCTTAATTGTAATTATACCAGAAAAGAATAAAGGAGGACGGTTTTGACTCCGCCCTCCCTTATACCTATTGGTTAATTTTTATGAGTCAGTGCTATCTGAGTCGACATAAGCGACTGCATCTAGTTCTTCCCATTGAATACCAAAGCGTACGAATACTGTGTATTCGATTGTGTCCTTCTTAGCACGATATTCACGATTTACTGTGATATCACGCTGGAAGCCCCATACACGGTTCTGAGGGAATGTCAAGTCGACATAACCTGCAGGGTAGTAAGGAACTTCAAGAACATCTACACCGAGTACACGAGTTGTACGTGAATTACCAAGTGTTTGTGCAGTTCCATCAAGGAATTCTTGACGGTTTGCTTGTGTGCTACCAGTGCGATCTGAGAACGCTGCTGAGATAGCATCTGCAAGAGTACCGTTATTACGAACGATACCAGCAAAAGCATCAGTACCCGCATAGAACTTAAGGTTTGACTTAAGTGCACGGTACTTGCGTGGCATTGCTAGAAGCAAGCCCTGCATTACTGATGTTGTGTAGTTGTTATCAGAAACTGTTGCAGCATATTCATGTGCATCATTGCCCTGAACTTGGTTTACCTGAGCAACGAAGCCAGGCATAATGGATAGGAAGGCATCGTTGCCTGATCCTACACCGTTAATAGCAAGATCTTCAATATCGTTTGCGAAAGCATTGGTCATCAAGCGAACTAGATGATCTTCAAGTGCTCCACCTTCAATATTGTCTTCAAGTGCTTCAGTAGATACTTCCCAATCAAGACGAATCTTCTTGGTTGTCAATTCTACCTTTGTAAATGTAGCGCCTGCGTTTGTGTATTCTGGTGCTCCTTGAGCAGCAGCACGAATAACACGCTCTCCAACGTTAACCTTTTCGATTTCCATTGTGTTAGCACGCATTGTAACTCTACGACCATCCTTGGCGAGAACTGTTGCATCCCACACATAGTCGATGAAGCGACGAGCCTGCTCAGGTGCTAGAATACCACCTGCTACGCCTGTTGGGTTAACTGCGTTTGCTCCAGATGTTGATCCGAAGGCTGCAGTTGCTGTGTTACCGAGTTGTGATCCTACAGACTGTGCTGCAGAGTCCAAACCAGTTGCACTACCTACACCACCAGATACGAAGCCGCCTTGAGAGTTAATCTCATTGCCTGCTCCTGCTGATCCTGGATAGTTTTTTTCTAGGTCTTTATTTTGTTCCGACATTATTTTTCACCTCCTAGTGATTTTTATTGCTTAGTTAAATAGGTCGGTATTTGTGAGGAAACGACCGCCCCATAGGGATTTCTGAACCTTTGTGGGTTCAAACTGCACGATCTCGCCTAGATCGCCAGACTTGCGGAAAGCGGTATCTTGCTCTACGGCATCTACTCGCTTGCCAAACTCATTAAAAACTCCCTTGACATTATTTACATCATCAGATACGGTCTTAACCTGACCTGATACTGTGTCAAAAGATTTGTGTAGTGCAACAATTTGCTCGTTGAGAGACTTAATAGTTGTTGCAAGATCGCCAAAGGCATTTGTAAGAGAATTCTTGATTTCTGCAACTGCCTCAACAATTGCTTCATCAGACTTTGCTACAACAGTTTCTGTTGCAACAACTTCTCCCTCTTCTGTTTTTTCAACAGAAGAATCTGCACTACCATCATCTGACTTAGCAACTGCTAGTTCTTCAACTGCTGGTGCATCTTCAGCGACTGCAGGAGTTTCTACAACTTCTGCTGGCTGTGCCTCTGGAGCGACCTGAATTTCTTCAACTGCAGCAACTGCTGCTTCTGTTGTTTCATTCATAGGACTAACCTCCTTTGTAATCTTAATTGTACTAATGCCTTTAGCACTATCAACTAAGAACTTTATCATTTCTGCTTTCTCATTATCATTCTTTTCAACAAAACCAATGTTTTTCATTTGCTTTTCAGTAACTGGGTGTGAAACTGTTTCTGCATCTGACAAGATAACCATTCCTGATTCTTGATCATAAAAAATATTTTCTGTATCTACCTTTGAAATCAGACCACCAATAACATTGTGACCATTTTGTTTTTCAATTGATACAATACTTGCAAACTGATTTGCTGGTGAATCAACTAGTGAAAGTTCATATAGGTCGTACTCTTTAATAACACGGATAGTCTTATCCATCTCTTCATTAAATGCATCATCCCAGGTCTTAATGTTTCCACCAATAGAAAATCCTGTGTAAGTTCCATCTAGAACCTTTTCCCAGGCATCCTGTGCACCCTTTGAAACATATGCTGAAACATATACTCCACTATAAAACTTTTTTGTACTTGGATCGAAGTATCGATCTTCTTTAAAAGAAACAATCTTGCCAACCGCTGATGGCTGGTGCATTTCACGTAGATTACCACGAAAGTTTTTAAATGCATTTATACTAGACTCTGTTGTTACTATGTCGCCTTGCTTATCAATATTATCAAGAGTAGCAAAACCTGACACCATACGGCGCTCAATATCAACTTTTCCAATGGGCATCGATAGACGAACATTGTCGCCATTAGTCACCCAATGAGCCTTATTTATTAACATATCGATACCATTATACCAAACATTTTCAACGTTATCTCAATTACTGAGATGACCTACCTTCTCCTTGTGGATTGCGTCCAGAGACGGTTGTTGTAGAATCAGAGTTATTATTTGTTCTTTCTGAATCTCTTTGACGAGTCCCCGCCAAATTTGCTCTAGCATCAGTTGCCTGGCGTGGAGACATAACAAATGGCTGATCGCCGTCTGGAATTTGTGGAAGACCAATTGCCTCACGAGCCTCATTGGGCATCATAACCTGAGTCTTTACATAGCGCTCAAGAATTTGCGATTGAGCGATTTCATCTGTAAGGGTAAATTCTTTAAACTTAAGTTCAAGAATGTCTGTTTTTTCTTTAATAATTTTGTTTACTACTTTAGCAAGATGACTCTGTGCTGGTCGGCAAACCTGCTCTTTAAATGTGCGGTCTTGGGAAATTGCTGCTGCAACTCCTGCACCTTCCGACCCACCAATCTTAGACATAGGCATCTGGTGAGCAATAAAAATATCATCACGATTTTGCTTACGATACTCTTTAAAGGATCCATCTTGAATGCCGTTTTCCACAGCCTCCATTTTGAATTCAACCTTATTTTGATCTGTATCACCAGGAAGCGGTATGTATAGAGTTCTATGTGACTGAGACTTAAGTCCTGTTTGCAAGAATCTAAACATCTTGTCTTCTCCATCGGCAGACAACTTAGCACCCTTTAGGGTTACAACATATCTTGGAACAGCCTTGTTTTCAAAATAGTCAATGTTATATTGTGAAGCAAGTTGATCTCCAATAAGAGACGGCAAAGCAGCAATAATATCTGGAATACCATAGTAAGTATTCAATGGTGAGTATTCTTTATAATGAATAATCTCATTTGGACGAGTATCAGCAGTCATTGGGTTTGGATTCTTAGCCCCAAAATTTCTAAAATAGACTACAGAATTTCCAATAATTTGTACGAAGCCATCACGTAAACGTCTAACACGAACGGTAGTTGCTGGTATGTGACCTATGTATCCAATTTCACCAGTTACAGTTCTTCCAATTTCAAGAAAGCCATTTCCTGTAGCCTGAACATCTGTATAAAACTTTTCCATTGTCTTTGTAAAAGAGTCATCGTCATTAAGGTTCTCAAGCCAATCACGTAATTCTAATTTCATTCTCTCAATACGACGACGAGCACGATCAACTGCTCCTTGGTCATCATTCATCTCAAACCTTAACATGGTTCTACCCGCTACTTCAAATGAGTAGCCAAGACCAACAACGTTTTCTACCTTTGCATCAATGGCGGCGTGATTAGCAAAAGAAGTATCATAAAAGTTAGCCAATTCATACATATTGTATGGAGGCGTAATTACATCAAATAGACCATAGCCATTACGATATACAGTTCCAGGATTGATAGCCTTTGATGAAGCATCTACCCCTGAAGGTGTTGCATTTGCTGAATCAAGGTATGCATCTGTTGCAATTATTGCCTTTGCTACATTCCGTGAAGTTTTTCTACGAAAGTTTTGATTTAGTCCATTGTAGTCTTTAAGATTATCCCAAGACTTAATAAAAGGATCTTGGTCACTAAATGGGTTTTCATCTTTATGTTGGGTGTTTAAGCCAACTCTTACATAATCATCAGTCATCGCTACCATACTTATTATAGGTTTGTCGTGCTGCTACCCAAGCACCGTGGTCGTTCATAGAAGGAATCAAGCCGTTCTTCATTCTATCTATTTGCTCAGAATACTCTTCTTCGCTAATCCTAGTTAGTCCAGGAACAAAAACGGGCTTTCCTTCACCATCATCACCATAGTGCATTGCCGCTTTTCTTAGTTCTGAAATCTTTGAAATGTCTCCACGCTCTGAAGGTATGTTTAAAATGCTACCAGTTCCGTCAGTAAACCAATTTCCATCTGACTTTTTGTACACGTATAGACCCCAATTGTAGTCTTTTTCTATGACTTTGCGTCGGACATTGCCAACTTTTTTAAGAATTTCATTATCCATAACCATAAGTATACCATATTACACTGGAATCTTGACAGTAGTCTGCCAAGTAGTATCTGCATAAATTTTAAGTTTTTCAGC